AAATAGTGGACGGCGTAAGGCTAGCAGAGTATATTCTAAAAGAACTGCGGGACAGGCAAGACCAGATTTCTGATCAGTTGTCCGGCGGTTTGATAAAAACGATGGAAGACTATCGTTTTCTCATGGGAGAGTTAACGGCACTTCGCTCCTTTGAGTCAGATTTTAAAGAAGTGTTGCGAAAAACAACTGGAGACAGTTTTGATGAGTGACTTAGCGGTCCCCCAACATATCGAAGCCGAACGCAGGGCTCAAAACGAGGCGCAAAAAGAAGAAGCAAACAACGGCGGTGCATCTGTTCAGGATGCCTATGTTGAGCCAACAGAATTGGTGCTTGATCCTTCCCTGCTTACTACCTCCCTATTGGAACGAATGCCAAAACCTACCGGATGGCGGATTTTGGTTTTGCCCTACAAAGGCAAAGGCGTTACCGATGGGGGCATTGTGTTACCGGATTCCGTAATTGACCGTGAAGCATTGGCAACAGTGGTTGCGTATGTGCTGAAGCTCGGCCAACTTGCTTACAAGGATAAGGGAAAATTCAATGGCGGGCCTTGGTGCCAAGCCAAGGATTGGGTCTTGATTGGCCGTTATGCAGGCGCTCGTTTCAAACTGGAAGATGGTGCGGAAGTCAGGATTATCAATGACGATGAAGTAATTGGTACCATTCTGAATCCGGACGATATCCATAGCTTATAACGGAGTAAATCATGGCAGAAGCATTACCAGAAATAACGGACGAAGCGATTGAAAAAGCCGCGTTGCCAAAAAACAGGCGCACGGAAGAAACCGTTTTGGAAGAATCCACTTTTATTGAACTGGAAGGAAAAGATTTAGACGGGTTGCCGCCAATAGGAGAAGAGTCGGTTGAAGAGGACTTTGAGCCCAGCGCTCATGTTCAAAAAGAAGCCAAAAAAGAACCCGGAGAAACCGAACAGCGTGCCCGATTGGCACAAAACAGGATTTCCCAGGCTGTCAGGCAAGCCAAGGATTTTCAGCGACGAGAATTGCAAGCGCTCCAATATGCCAAACAGGCAATGGAAGAGAACCAACATCTCAAAGCACAACAGGCGCAAATGGGCCAAGACTATGGTGAAAGTTACGGCGCTGAGTTTGCGGCGCGGGTGGAATCGCAGTTGGAGGGCTCCAAAATTGCATTGCAAAAGGCGATGGAAGAAGGGGAGACTGATAAAATCGCTGAAGCCCAGTCCATATTAGCGGCAGCGTCGGCGGACAAGGTGTCGTTGGATCAATACAAACATCAAATGCAGCAATACAATCACCAAATGCAAGAATACAATGCTCAACAGCAGGTTTATGCCGAACAGCAGGCTTATGCCCAGCAAGTTCAACAACAAGCTCCTACGCAACCGGCTTACAATCCGCCCTCTCAGCGTGCTCAAAAATGGGCGAATGAGAATACCTGGTTTGGCCAGGATCAGGTTATGACCAATGTTGCTATGGCGCTTCACGGTCAATTGGAGAAAGAAGGATTTGACACAGAGTCGGATGGCTATTACTCTGAGATTAACAAACGAATGCAACGAGAGTTGCCAAATCGTTTTAAAAACGTGGAAGCAGGCGGAAAACTCGTCCAGACCGTTGCTTCACCATCACGCGGTAACTCAAGTGGGCGCAGGAAAAATCGTAATCAGGTGGAATTGACACCAAGCGAACAGAAATTATCGAAACGCTTGGGAGTTTCTTTCAAAAATTACGCGATTCACAAAGCGAGGTTAGACAGATCATGAATGATAATGTTGAAATCGAAGAAAATGTTGAAATTGACCGAACTCCCAGGAGTTCTGAAACAAGCGAACCCCAAAAGGCACGACGCCCATGGGAGCCGCCTTCTCTTTTGAAAACACCCGAACCCCCTCCCGGCATGCGCTATCGATGGATTCGCACCGAGATCAGGGGACAGGAAGATAAAAAGAATGTCATGCAACGGTTTCGCGAAGGATATGTGCCAGTCAAGCCTAAAGAAATTCCCGAATTTGATGTGCCAATCATTGATTACGGCAAACACGCAGGTGTTGTCGGAATCGGTGGGTTGATGCTATGCAAGATCGATTCGTCGATCGCAGAAGAACGGGATAATTATTTTGCAAAGAAAACTGACAATCAGATGACTGCGGTTGACAATGACCTCATGCGTGAAGAACATCCTGCTATGCCGATTACTCGAAACCGGCAGTCCAGGGTTACTTTTGGCGGTGGTTCAAAAGCGAAAGCCTAGAATCACTTAATATTAATCTCGTGATCGGAGAAGTTAATAATGGCAAATAAAGACGCCGCATTTGGTTTGCGTCCAGCCAAGCATGTTAGCGGTTCACCGTTCAACGGAGGTCAATCTAGATATCGTATTACAACTTCGGCTCAGGCCTATACGACAAAGATTTACATGGGTGATATTGTGACCCAGAACACAGCCGGTACGGTTACCCGTATTGCGCGTGCTGATGGTGGTAGCGCTACAAGCGACATCATTGTTGGCGTGTTCAACGGTTGCTTTTACACCGACCCTACAACCAGTAAGCCCTCATGGAGTAATTACTGGCCAGGAAACGCTGCCACGGATGCAGTCGCTTTTATCGTAGACGACCCTTATGTCATCTATGAAGTACAAGCAGACGCTGCTTTCCCGGTAACGGATCTATGGGGTAATTTTGACATTGTAGATCAGTCGACGGTTGGATCAACCACAAGTGGTCGTTCCAATGTAGAGCTTGATGTGTCAACAGGGGCTACTACAGCCACGTTGCCAGTGAAGGCGATTCAGATATCTACAGACCCTCAGAACTCCGATGCTGGTAGCGCGAATACCAACGTTCTTGTTATGGTACAAAATTCATTGTATAGACAAGCACAAGTTGGCTTAGCGTAAGGGAGAATAACTAATGGCAATTTCAAGAGCACAGCTCGTTAAAGAATTAGAGCCTGGTTTAAACGCCCTATTCGGCATGGAGTACGCTCGTTATGAAGACGAGACAAGGGAAATTTTCGAAACTGAAAGTTCAGATAGAGCTTTTGAAGAAGAAGTTCTGATTACAGGATTCGGAAATGCTCCCGTGAAAAGAGAGGGTGACGGAGTTGAGTTTGATACAGCCTACGAAGGCTATACTGCTCGCTATACCCATGAAACTATTGCACTGGCATTTGCTTTGACAGAAGAAGCTGTAGAGGACAACCTCTATGACCGGTTGGGTGCACGTTATACGAAAGCGCTTGCGCGTTCTATGGCACACACCAAACAGGTTAAAGGTTCTAATGTTTTAAACAATGCATTTAGCTCTAGTTACACGGGCGGAGATGGTCTATCTCTAGTGAATAGTGCACACACCCTAGCGGGTGGAGGCACTTTCTCAAACCGTCCCAGTACCTACGTTGACTTGAACGAAACATCCCTTGAGGACTCGTTGATTACAATTTCAACTTTTGTTGATGACCGTAATCTAACGCTTGCCCTTCAAGGGCTGAAGCTAGTCGTGCCACCGCAACTTCAATTCATAGCAGAACGCTTGCTTGAAACTCCAGGCCGTGTCGGAACTGCTGACAACGATATCAATGCACTGAGGAATATGGGAATGATTTCAGACGGTTATGCCGTTAATCATTTCTTAACAGATACAGATGCATGGTTTATCTTGACAGACTGTCCAGACGGAATGAAGCATTTTGAGCGTACGTCATTGAGCACAAACATGGAAGGTGATTTTGATACTGGAAATGTTCGTTTCAAGGCAAGAGAGCGTTACAGCTTTGGTTGGAGTAATCCGCGTGGCATATATGGCTCGTCGGGTGCTTAAGAACCAATAATGGAACCTGTGATGCGGGGGTTTCTCACTCAACCCGCATCAAACTTACTAGGATAATTTTGTCCTATAGACTGACCTAGCAGACAAGCCAAGACGATAGGACTTATTTTTTCGGAGGAAAAAATTATGGCTAATACAACTTTTANCGGACCAGTCAGGTCNGAAAATGGATTTAAACTAATTAATAAGGCCGCTACTTCAGGGCTGGTAACAGATGTATCAAGTATCTCTGTTTCTACCAGAGATACGCGGCGTTACTATTTAAACGAATCTTGGAAGCAAAGACCGGCTCTTAATGCAGATATCGACCAAGCATATACTGTTGAAGTGGCACGAGCTGCAAACAGGAACTTTGAAGTATTGGGTACCAATATGACAACCGCTTTGGTGACCTTTGATTCTGACAGGGCAGGTATTATAATTACAACTGCTGGAGCAGACGAAGATCAGTCNATTATNGCTCCTCACCTGGACACCAACCAAACAGCTTGGACAGGTGTAGGATGGGGAACCGAGAATCAGACTCAATGGGAATGTGCAGTATCTACCAATGCTATTGACAATCAAAAATTTTGGGCTGGGCTAAAGCTCACCAACGATCAATTGGTTGCAACAGATGCTAATCAGGCTTATTTCTTGTTTGAAACAGATGGCGATAATGGCACCAGTTTGACTGATTATACGTTGCTTCATTTTGTGCATAGCATAGCCGACACTGATTATATTAGTGCGCTGCCAATCACAAT